GCACCAACATATGTTTGTAACTTAGTATATCTGTCAAGATTCTCAGCAATGTTTATTGATCCACCTTGATATTCTTGAGAGATATAATATTGTTTCATAAAATCCACAAAAAGTGGACTTTCTGCCTGCACAAACTCAGGTAACTGATTTTCAATTACCTGATTTATTTCAACTCTTTGTATTGAGGTGTCTATCATTAATATCCGCCGCCAGAACCAGAACTAGATGATGAAGACCCACTTGAACTTGTAGTTGATGAACTTGTAGTTGATGACGCATAAGTTCCACCTGTTGCAGTCGTGGTTGCGGTTGAAGAAGCTGTTGAAGGTAAAAGTGCGTTACCAGTAGCTACTGGAGAGTTTGATTTTCTCGTATAAGTTGGCGTATAGTAACTATGAGTATGAACGAATCTTGATCCAGATGTATTTTCACCCGATGCGATTAAATCTTGAACCATGTTAATTGTTGTATTTGTCATATCGAACTTAACATATAGATCACGAAGACCAACAATGTCATTTGAGTGTGGAATTGCTTGAATTTCTACCACGTTATTTGCAACTACTGTCGAAAGTATATTCACAGTATCTATAAGAACTTCACCATGCATATAATCAACTGTTCCAGCATTTTTCTTGATTATATTTGGAGTTCCACCTTCAGTATATGTGAAAAAGAATATTCGACCTTTTTCACGATTAATTACCTCATCTGCAAGGTAAACAGTTCCTGTAATACCTTCAATTGTAAATCCTGTTGAAACAACGTTATATGAACTCTCTTGAGTATGGAACATGTTACCGTAACACACTTCATATTGAGCAAATTGACCTATAACTGCTTTTAAATTACGTCGAATCGTCACAAGAGTGATATTTGAAGTGATTGATGAGTCAATACTGTCAATTAATGACACTGCTTTACTATATTTGAATCTACCACCAAATTTATTGACATCAATTGAACGTGAATACTGTGTTAAAGCATTTGAAACATTAGTTTTTAAATTATCTGAGTCATCATTTAAACTTGGATTATAATATGGACTTGTTTGTAACTCAACATACAAATATTTTAAATCAATAAACTCTGGTACAATGCCAGCAACTGCATAATTCTTCAATCTTTGAACTAATTCTCTTTTTGTTTCATCAGAAAGAAAATCACCATTTCGAGGTTTGACTGATATGAAAACTTTTCCAAAACGAGGTGGACTCATCTCTTCACCACCAAAAGCAGTTACAGACTCAACGTTTGGGTAAATATAACCTAAAACTGACTCATAATCTGATGAAGTGACTGCACGATACTGAGAAGAGTAAATTCTTGGTGCAAAATATTTAATTGAGGAAATGGATTCAATTTCATCACCATCTCTTGACTTTTGATCAGTTGAAACAAGACCGATTGTATCAGGATTAATCGATGCACCATCCTGATTTGTAATATTTCCTACAAAACTGAATTCTGAAGCACCATTTCCATCTTTTCCATCAGTTACAATGTATGAAACTGTAATTTCATTGTTATTTGACAGTTTTCTACCAATTACATTGTCACCAAAGATTAATTCATACCTTTCATCTTCAATTTCTTGTAATAAGTAAGAATTTGATGTTGACGTTACGCCTACAATGTTGTCAATCTGTTTGTAAGTGACTGAAGAAGTCGATGAAGACGATGATTTAACCTTTACCTTGATTGTTGAAGTATCAATGAATGAATTATCAAGAATATATCTTTGATTGAACAAAGAAGTGTCAACAGTGAACGTTTGTGTGATATAATTACCCTCATATATCTCAACTTGATTAAAATCTGCGACTCCATTCGTTACAGGAATCGTAATATCTTCTGGAATTGAAAATATGTAATCTGTATTGTCTCCAACACCGTTACAAATGACGCCAGAGTTTAATGTAATTGTTGATGTATCAACAAGACCATCTACAAGAAACGATACCTTCGCTCTTGAAGATCTACGAGATCTTGGAACATAACCAATGTTTCTTGCCAGTGACACGACATTTTCTCGAAGTGTAGCGGAATCAAGAAAACACTCGTTTGCTGCCATATTTGTATTATATGCAGTCGTATATGTATTATATGCCAATGCGTCGATAATTATTGAAAGGTTAGACCCTTCAAAGTCATAATCAGTAAAATTAGTATTTGCCCTCAAATAATCCTTAATTGAGGTCTTAATTTGATCAAAATCTAAATTAACATATTGTCCAAAAGCCATTATACTCTAGCTGGGAATAGGAGAACGTCTACTTTTTGTGCTGGAGCGGGAATACCAATGATACGATACTGAACTGTTGCATTCATCTCATTTGTATCAGGTATAACTCTAACTGTAACTTCTACATTACCAATTCTGGGTTCATAAAGAGACAAAGCTGTTTTAATTTCATCTGTAACTCGAACTTCATTCAAATTTGTACTTAAATCGAACAAAGCTTGAGTCACCACTGACCCAAATTGAGGTTGAAATGGTTTTTCACCAAGAATTGTAAAAACTATATTCTTTACAGACCTCTTGATAGCGTCTTCATCACGAATTGTCACCACATCATTCGTCACAGGATGACGTTTGAAGGATAAATTGATATCTTTGAAAGCCCTAGAAGCCACTATTTACACAAAAAGTTTTCTGTTTTTATTTATACCGCTTTTTTTATCTTTTTACGACTCGAATTCGATATTTTTCCGATTCTAAAGCGCTAATAATGTATTTAGCACAAATTCTAGGGTCTTTTTCACCGCAAGTGAAGAAATCTGCGTTCAAACGACCAATTTCAGGCCAAGTATGACAAGAAACATGACTTTCAGCGAGTGCAAAAAGACATGTAACACCACATGGATTAAATTTATGTGTATATTCGTTCAATATTACCATCTCTGATTTCAAAATTGACCGAGTAAAGATGTCACGAAGAAAATTTGGACTATTTAAGTCGTCAAAATACCCATCGTAGACATCTAATATGAGATGTTCACTCATTTCATCCCAATTCTGGTTCATTTAAGTCAATTTTAAAGTCGCCATTGTAAAAATCAACGTTCATATCAGTACCTCCAGCGCCCACTTCAATATTATTTGACCTTTCTTTGCTTGTTTTCCAAAAATAATTGTCTTCTGACCCTAATCCATCACGGTCATGACCATTCTCCACCTGATAATACACGGTTGATACCTTAAAATCGGGTGTCTTAGGTGTCTCAGGAGTGATACTGTTGTCATATATCCTCATTCTGTTGTTTGGATAGAGACAAAACTGTCCATTATCCAATTCTAACAGGTTATGAGACTTATGTTCCGCTGGTTGTTCACTGGTTGAGTAGTCTACAGCGTCTACATCTTGATGATAATTGTCTAAAGTGCAAATATATGTACCAGTCTGATTACCAAAGTCTCTTGTATAGACCTCATAGTGCATTGAACCGATGAATTGTTTCTGTACTGCAACGACACCATAGTCCATACAGTTCCAAAACTGTAGATTATGTAATGTCATATCTGGATCTGGAATCTCAGGAGAGGAGAGAAAAGCGCTTATCGGTAGTTTATCAAACATTGCAGCATACTCTGGTAGATAAGTTTCAAAGTAAAACGCACGGCCAGGAATACTCTTTGCAGAAACCCACACTCCTTTCACAAATTCACCATGACCACTCTTATGATCGGTCAAATACTCCTTACGAACCCATACTTCATAAGAAGGTAGATTAGTAATGAGTGTGCTCATCTACCCTGTCCACGATATTTCTTCTTTTTATGATTCCGACTAGTTGCGGAAAGTTTTGTATTGACAGACTTACCTTGACGAGTCTTCTTTGGAACACTCTCAATTGTGGGTGTGCCTGGATTAAAACGAACTGCCATTACTTTCGATCTTTATTAAGTGGAGAATTAAAATAATCACGATTCACAAAGTATAATAATACTAGAGTGAATAAAATACCAAAGAAACCAACAATTAATAGTGGTGACTCTGGAATATCATATACTGGTGGTATCATTTACTGATTCTCCTTGAGTGACATATCAATGATTTCAACCTCATCTGGGTCGATTGCATTTTCAACACCTTCATCAAATCTCTGAACCAGTATCTGCATTGCATCATACTTTCCCGCTTCACTCAACAAACCTTTGGAGAGTTCGCGCCCATTATGTATAAGTTTATACTTTCTTTCTAATTTACCTTTTGCCATAATAACTCCTATGAATGTGGATTGTAATAGTATAACATGTAGAGAATCACAAAGATTACTACAATAAAGATGAGGCCTGCCATTAGATTACCCTCGTCTTCTCATGACCCACACGAATTCGTGGATCGCACCATGTTACCATACCTTCTTTCTTTGCATCTAAACAGAAAGAAACATCCTCTCCACACA